CCACGCCGATGTTGTAGGCCAGTGAGGTGCACGCGGCCAGCCGTCCGGCCGCTTCGGCGTGCAGTTGCGGGCAGCGCTTCAGCGTCGCCAGCAGAAACTGCCCGACACGCCGCAACAGCACGGCATCCGCCTGCCCCTGTGTCCAAACATCGCCCTCCTTCACGCCGAGGGTTTCGCCCCAGCCGATCGTCCACACGCCCGCCGGGCAGCGGTAGGCGGTGAGGCTGCAGCCCTCGAACTGCCTGATCATCTCAGCGGCCATGTCGATTACGTTCTTCATGCAAAACCCACCAAATACACAGCACTATGACGACGATCACGAACAGTCCGAAGGCCATGATGAAGTCGTTCATTTTTTCTTGTCGAACACGCGGCCGACAAACCAGAACGCCAGTATCCCCGCGAGAATTTCGCGGTCGTTGTTATCGTAGAGCTTCAGGATCGCGTCCCATCCGCCGATGTCAGACTGCACCGCCAGCACGAACATCGCCAGCTTGGCCAGCCCGTACAGAATCAGGAAATAATAGGTGGTCAACGGACGCACCGCGAAGTTGAGCGCATCCACCCACTTGATGCCGATCTTCTGCATCTGCCCTTCCAGCGCGGACTTCTGCGCGGCCAGTAAAGCCAGCATCTGATCGATATCGCCCTGCGTGGTGATCTCATCCAGCCTGGACTGTGCCCGCGTCGTTTCAAGCTGGAACTGCTTGTCCAGCATCGCCAGCTCGTGCGCGTTGTCGGTCTTTTTGTTCCATAGTCCGATCAGCTCAGGAAGCGCGCGCATCAATCCGCCTCCGAACAGTGAAAGTAAGGTCGTCAACATCACTTCGCCCCCTCAAACATCTTCATCAGCGCCTCGAACAAATACCCTGGCGTGCCGTTGCGCGGCCCTTGCGATAACCCGTCCCGCATCGACACCGGCTTGGCGATGTTGCGCATCGACATTTCCTTCATCGCCTCCGCCTGTGCGCGCAGCAACAGCAGGCCGCGATCTCCCGCCTGAATCGTGGTATCCGCCGCCAGCGTGCCGATGGAATGCGCGGCGAAGTAATAGAACTTGAACGCCGAACCCAGCACCGTAATCTGCGCAGCGGTCGGCGCGGGCAACAAATGCAGCTCGCGCACCGCGCCGTTCATCGCCGTAAATACATCCGGCAACCTGCCCGGATAAGTCGTTTCCCACGGATTGATGCGCTTTGCCGGCTGGCACCACAGGTCGGACTTGTAAGAAAGAAAATCCACCGGAGCGGCATAGTTGAACTGCTCCGCCACCAGCGTGATCGTGCCCAGCATCGTGCGCGGACGCACCCGCCCGAAATCCAGCGCCGCCGCATCCAGATGCCGCGAAAAATCGGCATCGGCGGCAGCGGTAAAAACCTTCGCCGCATCCTGAAGCGAAGCCTTCAGGTCGGCGATCAGGTCGGCGCGGGACAGTGTTCCGGCCATGCGTTACGCTCCGGCAGCCTCGGCCCGCACCAGCAACTCTTCAGCCACCGCGCTCAACACGCCTTTGCGCGCCTGTCCTTGCTGCTCCAGCTCGCCCAGGCGCTCGACATCGGCGTCCGTCAAATCCGGCAGCGCCGCAACCACCGACGCCACGTTGCCCTTCAGCAGTTCTGCCAGCGGATCGGCGGGCGCTTGCGGCGCGGCCTCTGCCACCGGCGCGGGCCGCAAATGATGCGGCACCTGGCTTTCCGGGAAGTCCCGTATCTCACCCGGCGGCACGATGTTGCTACCGACGTACAAAGGCATCTTGGTTTTATTCTCTACTGCGATTCGCTTTTCCATTTCGACCATCTCCTATTTAGGCCTCATCCCGCCGCATCGCTGCGGCGGGGGTCGGCACTTCGCACTAATACACTTAGTGGGTTATTGGATTAGCGATCGACGCGCCCGGTGGCGGAATACACCACCATCGAGGTCAATGCGCCTTTCAGTAGGGTCGGGGTGTGCACCACGACGAACTGGTCGCCGTAGGCTTCCTTCTTACCGGTGAAGCGGCCGTTGCTGTCGCGCTGGTCCTGCAACTGCCCCATCTGCCAGGCCTTCAGCATGCGGTAGCGAACCGTGCCGCGCTCGCCGATCACAGTGCGGATGTCGCCCATGTTCAGGCCGGGTGCGTAGCTGCGGAAGCTTGGAACGTCCTTGATCGCGCCGAGGTTGCCGTCCGCCATCAGGTCGGTGCCGGGACGCTTGAAGTTCGCGCCAAACTGCTTGGCCTGCTCGATCTGCGTGCGCAGCGTGCCGCTCATGATGCCGACGTTCGCCATGTAGGCGCGATCCTCGATCACCGCCTTGCGCAAGCCGAAGCGGTACAGGAAGTCGTTGTACTTGTCGTCCACCGCCAGGGAGCCGAGGTCGCTGTCCCACTTGAAACAGTTGGTCGTGTAGGTGTAGCTGCACACGATGGTGTGGGTGTTGGTCGGCGCAACGGGCACGCCCAGTTCGCTGACGAAAGTGACTTCGCCCAGGTTGTGGTTCATGCTGTAATACATCCCCGCGCCCTGCGTGTTGGTGCCGTCGTATTCCGTGATGGCGACGCTGTTGCTCTTCACCACGATCGGATACAGCGTGCTGCCGACTTGTGAGCCCTGTAGGTCGTAAATCTTCTTGGGGCGCACTACCGGGAAGTTATCCAGACAGAATATCGTCTTGGTTCCATTGGCAGTCGCAACCGCTTCGTCGGTCACCACAGCCGAACCGTACTGGTCAGCCGCATTCAGGTGCTCGTTGAAGATCAGCGCTTCGGTATCTTCGCCGATGACGCGCGTCGCATTGCGGGCATTCTCCGCCACGATGTCCCAGTTGATCTGACCATTGCCCACCAGGTAGCGCAATTCGTCCGAAACCTCGAACGCGAGTTTCTGAGGGATCGGGCGAGCTTCTTCCAGCGCCTGCTTCACGGCTGCACGCAGGATTGACTGGCCTTCGTACTTGCGCACGCCGGCCACGCCAGTCGCCCCGGTGTCGCGGTAGCTGTAGGGCAACTGCACCACGGTGCTGAACGTGTCGGTGCCGACATCGCACAATCCGAGCCCGACCAGCTGGAACAGCGCCTCGCGGATCACCGTACGCTCGAAGATCGCCGGAACGGCGACATCCGACACGACCGAATCACCGGAAGCCAGTTGCTTGTGCGCCTTATATTCCGCATGCAGACGGTGTCCGTTCTGCGCGTCGTACAGCGCCAGCGCATCCTCCACCAACTGCTGGTTGCCGCTGATCGGTGCGCCGCCGGACAAGGCATAGCGCTTGTGCGCCGGCATCTTGGCATAGATGCGCTTGTCGATCTCTTCCTGCAACGCCTTCACCTCGTTGGAACTGTCCACCGTGATATGCACGTTGCCCGCCGGACGGGAAAAGCCCAGCGCGGAAAGCTGCTTCGCCACCGCCAGCTCGTTGCCGTGCTTGATCTGGTTTTCCGCCAGGCGCTTCACCTGGTCGGCGCTCATTTCCGGCGTGATCAAATCCGCCACTGATTCGGTCAGCGACTTCTTCGCCGCCTCATCCAGCCCGGCGGCCGCATTGATCGTGTCGGAAAGCAGCTTCACGTTCGCGTCTTTGTCTTCCGCCAACTTCTTCGCGGAAGCGGCCTGCGCCGTGGCTTCATCCGCCATCAGCTTCTTCACCTGATCGACGGTCAACCCTGCACCGGCCACCGACAGATTGATCTCACGGCTGCCGGCGATAACCTGTTCGCCCAGCGTCTTGCCTGCCGTGGCAAACGATTCCATCAACAGCTTGGCCTGCACCTCATCCGTCATCGGCTGCACGGCGGTTTCAAAAGCGGAAAGCAACTGCACGCGCATCGGCTCGGACAGAGCAACGATAGCGGCCAGTGCGGTTTGCAAAGTCAAAGCGAGTTTCTTATGCATGGTTTGAATCTCCTGTAAAAGTGTGGATTGCAATTCGGGATGCATCAGCGTGGGAACATCCCCGCCGGATGCCTCGGACAACTGGATCGGATCGATCCGCTTGATGCACGGACGCACCACAAGGGCGGCACCCATCATCACCGGGCCGTGCTGCGTGCCGGTTTCGTTGTCCTGGTATTTCTCGTTGTATTCGATGGAAGAATAGGCGTAGCCCTTGTTCTTGATGGAATCGATGCCGTAAGGCGTCCAATCCACCAGAGCGCGCAGCCTGTCGCCCTCCACCTTCAGCTTGAGCACCTTGCCCGCCGCGCCGTCGTTGGGCTTGTGGGCAACGTCAAAAAACACGTCCTGCCCATACACCCGCCTGTCGAAGTTATCCACCATCGAAAGCAACATCGCCTTCGAGATTTCAAACTCGCCATAGCGCGGATCGCGGAAGATGCCCGTGCGCGTCACCGTCACCCAGCTCTGAGTCTTCCCTTCATCCAGGGTCACATGGATGCCGGACAGGAATCGCACTGTCCCGGCGGGCGCTTCGGATAGCAGAATGTGGCGGCTTGAATTCATGTTCGTCCTCGCCCTCCGTCCTTGTCCCCTCGCCCGCAAGCGGGAGAGGGTTAGGGTGAGGGTGCGAATTAGAAAAAAGCCGCGCGGCGGGGTTTGAGCGAGCGAGCCGTGAACCCGCCGAGCGGCTTAACCTTTTCAGGTTGGGACGCAGTTTCCCGAAAAGCGCAAGCCATAAACAGGCCGGAATGCGGCGTAGTGGGGCGGGCATAAAAAAACCCCGCCGGAGCGGGGTTGGTTGAGGGGTTTATAAATTATCAGTTGGGCGACATAACTCTTTCCAGCGGTAGCAACGCATCGAGCGAAGCATTCATTTCTATCTGGATAGGTTGCAGCAGCCAGTACATTTGCTCAAGGTCAACGTCGTTCGGATGTTCCCCAATCAACAGACACATAAATGCGTTGAAAGCCTTACTGGCTTGCGATAGGCGATCTTGTGCCTCGACAAGACAGGAGCGTTGATCTTCGGTAAGGGCGCTACTCATCTCACACCCCCGGCAGCGCGAGTTGATCGGCATCCTTGCCCAGCCGCGCCACGTCCGGCAGCGGAGCGCCCAGCGACAGATGCACCTCGCGCAGGTGGGCGATCAGCACATCCCGCACGAAAGCGTCCTTGGTTTCGCCCAGCTTGCCGGTGATCGCGCAGGATATTTTCAGCAGCTCCATGCGTTCCTTGAAGCTCATCCGCCTCGGCCCGGCAAAATGCCAGACGAATTCCGCCACCGCCTGTTTCATCACCTGCGCTTTTTGCTGGCCGGATTCCATCACAATCAATAAAAACCCTATGGGATGGTAGACCTTTGTGTCGTAATTTTTGCCGTCAGTGGCGGTCAACTTGACCGCTACTGAGTGCTCTTCGATGTAGGTATTTCGGTTCAAAATCTTCCGAATTCCTTCTGCTGGGTCTTCGTATTCCAGCCATTCGCCGATAGCGAAACGGCTGGCATGAGGTGCGCCGTCGATAAAAACGGTTTCGGAAAGGGCAATCTCGCCCCAGTGGAAGGGTGTAGTCTCAGTGTTGCTCATGGTGTGTTCCTTTTCATATGATTACTAGTCAATTACCCCGAAGGGTGGCCGGGTGCTAGTAACTGCGGAAAAGGAACGCAGCGGGCATATTCCCACCTTGCGGTGGTGTTGTATTAGCCGCACACCCGGCCATTGTGGGATGGTTTCTGTAGGAGCGAGCGATGCTCTGACAGTCGTAAAAAAACCACAACTAACGGGTGTGGGGCGGTATCCGCCTTTTCCTTTTGGAGTTACTAGCTCCACCTGCTTTTGTGCAGGCAGTCGAAGGTTACGGCAATGAGGGCGTGGATGTCAAGCGAGCTTTTGCAACCAATCGCGTAGGCGCTCCAGCAAGCCCTTCGGTTTGCGCAGACCGCTATTGATAAGCGATTCCTGAATATCACCCTCGGTGATTCCACAACCAGCGCCATTCATCACCTCGGCCAACCGCCGGATTCGCTCCTCGGTTATTGGCTCCTCTGGTACTTCGATCCTGCCGCCGGCCAGCGGGTGGCGCTTGGCTGGCACTCGCCACGCAACACCTGCCGCCTCGTCATCGAACACGCATTCCCACCCGCAAAGACAGCATGGCTCGTTGTCACAAGGCCCGAATGGGTGATCAGGCGCATCCTCCAAGCGATAGTAGCCTTCATAGCATTTGGCGAACGAGCACTGGCAATTGGGCGGCGGTGATGCCACTATCCGCAAGCCGACTACACTAGATGGGGAGCGCCTCCAGTCCATCAAGTCCCGCTCGTAGGCTTTCCCGTGCTGCTGCGTTAACAGGCTGCGCTCATAGAAATCCCGCTCACCCATCAACCAATCCACCAGAAAACGATCTCGCACACCTGGCGGCAAGATTGCGGATATCCGCTGCGCCATCTTCACAAAATCATCAGCGTTTTCTGCGCGCCATACATCGTCAACATTTCTTTCATTACCCAGCGGCTCAAGCTGCTCGGCATCCCATGCTTGCCACACCCTGTATGCTTCCTCGTGCAGCCCGTCATGAATGAGCAATAGGAGTCTCGCTTCCAGTTCGCCGTTCTCTTTCCCGATTTCGCCAGCAATCGTTTTGGCGAACTCTCTACCTGCCACCGTGTACTGATAAAAACGATACTTGTTCTCAATTTCTGCCGCCCACGCAGGGTCGCTCTCTATAAGCCGCACCACCATTTCTTCCTTTTTTCCGCCGATCTTTAGCCCGCGCTCACGAAGGAATGTAGCTATATGTTTCTTGGTGAACCTGCTGTCTATGGCGAAGGATAAAGGGGCGGGTTCAATCAGCCCCTCGTCAATGAACCGTTGAAGCACGGCATCACTTGATTCTCCCAGCTTCTCGTCCCAATCGCCTACAGCATAATCGGGCAACGAGAAAGCTTCATGATCGGCGACATCAATAAAGAAAAGCCGGTGCGCTTTAGATTGTTCGGTCGAGTTCGGCATGATGGTTTGTCAGTGTTTTTCTGCGCACAGCCTGCGCTCATGCTTATCCTTGCGCTTACCGTCCTCGATGGACTGCCACTGCATATTATCCGGCGTATCCGCTCCGCCCGCGCATAGCGGCTCGATGTGGTCAACGACATAACCGGGGCACGATCCCTTGAGCGCGCCCGTAGCGGGGCATGGGTTCTGGTGCTTGAATTCCGCCTTAGCTTTGGCGCTGCGCTGCTGCCGAGCCTCGGCGGACACGGTAGTCAGCAACAGGCTGGCGGCAACGAAGGCGGCAATGAGGTTTTTCACAGGGCACAGCATACTTTGAATTTCGCTTTTCGTGCAATCCGCCTATGATGCCCGCTCCTTTCACTTGAGCGAGCGAAAATCATGGAGCTGATTCCACCGAGACCACAATGCGGCCAGTGCGGCGTACCGTTTGAAATTACCTACGAAGATACCGACAAGCCCGTGGCGCGGGTGGTTGTGACCTGCCCGAACTGCAAGGCGCGCGGCGAGGCCGAGATTGACGCGGAATTAGCCAGTAAAGCGAGATTGTACCGCCCTGGCAGCGCGAACAGCCTTGCGGTGATCGGGGCGATCTTGGCGGCAGCAAGTAACGCCCATTGATCTAAGCGTCACCCGCCCGGCATTCATGGCGGCGTATACCTTGCGCACGAGCCGCCGACCTTGCTGTGTGTACGGCCCAATCGTGATGCACTGCTGCATCAGCCGTTGCGCGCGGAACCGTGCCGCGATGATGCTATTGTGTTTGGGTTTCATTTAGCTCCAATCCGTTTCTGCACCGCCGACCACTTCGAGCGGATCATCCCTTTGGACATCTTCCCCTCGTCGAATACCTCGGCTTTGTTCACCCCCAGCGCGCCCTTGCGCTGCTCCGGTGTCAACCGCGCCAGCGCCTCCATCGAGGTTTCCTTGCCCGCCTTGTCCGCCGCCGTCACCTCAGCCTTGAATACTCCCATAAGAGTAGACAACGTATTCGGGTGAAGTGGTAAGCCACTTGCTTTAAGGCTGGGATATACCCCCGCCCCCAACCCGTATAGGTTTTGTGTGGCAAACAAATCGCAGTTGTGTACCACGATTCCGTTGACAACATAAGAATGATCGTCTTCCACTTCGAGGTTAAAAACCTCCTCGCCCGTCGCTGGCAAAAACTCTACTGTTGTATGCTTTGGCGTAAGCTGTATATAATCCCCGTATGTCCACCGCCAAACTTTGCGAATACTGCTCAAAGCCGCTTGCGCCAACGCCCTCGCAGTTTGCGCTGGGGATGCGCACTGTAACCAAGCGGTTTTGCAATCACCTCTGTTCTGCCCAATGGAAAAATCGGGATAAGCGGGTTGAGCTTGTTTGCCCTGCATGTCAAAAAACATTCGTCGCCCAACGCTACAGGATCGAATCAGGCCAGCGTGTATTTTGTTCGGCGGCTTGTTATCAGCAAGATCACGCCGCACCGGAGTTGACCTGCAAGACGTGCGGAAAAAGTTTTTTTTCCAGCAGTTATCGAAGCGAACAGAAATATTGTTCCAATGCTTGCGTTCCCAGAATAGGCGAAGCCAACCCGAATTACGGTAAGCGTCACCCGAAGATGTTTGAGCATTCAGCGCAATTCCGGTTGTGGTTGTCCAAGGTGCGCCGACTGGAAGGAAACCCGGCATGGCGCGGCGGCAGCAAGACGACGGGCGCTTGGCAACATCAATCATGGGTGAGTAAATGGGCGGCTGACCACCTGATAAACCAATGTGCGGTGTGCGGCGCAGCCGCAACAGCAACGCATCACATAATCCCCGGAAAGTATTTCTCGCCGCGCCTGCTGATGCAATTCCGCCAGAACGTGTTGATCCTTTGTGACCTGCACCAGCGCCACATAGTTGAAGCGGCAACGACGCTGCTGCGTCAAAACAAACCACGCAACATCCCGTTCGCAGATCGCCTGCCGGAATCCATCCTTGTGGCGTTAGAACAGGATGGTTCGGTGTCATCACCGCTTCAAGGGTGCGATTATTCCCCGCTCGGCAATATAGGCGAACTAATCCATTCTGGCCGCTGGAAGACCTATACCGCCGCGTAACGGGCTTGAACCTTCCTTGGTGCGTCAGTGCCAAGTCTCCTACTACAACCTGCTCAATAGGAATCTCCCCGCGTTTTGTCGTCACTAATGATCCGCGCCGCAGACAAATGTCCGGCTTAGGATGCTCAGGTGAAAGTGTAAAGCGCAGACCTGCCGCCTCGGGGCATGCCATAAAACTTTGGGCATAGGCCGCCAGATTCGCCCGGTTGATCTCGGTGCGCATCAGCCGCATCGCGTTCACCATCGGCGACCCTTCGCCCGTCAACAGCTCCCCCGCCGCCCTGCCCATGCCCTGCGCGTTCGCCGCATTCATCTTGTCGGCGATGTCGCCCGGCACGCCTTGCCCTTTCATCAGCAGTTCCCGCGCCGCCTGCGCCGCGCCGTGCCCCTGGATCACCGCCTGCTCGATGTGGTTCACCACCACGTCCCGCGCATGGCGATCCAGCCGCCAGATGCGATCCGATAACTGCAACCCGTCCGCCGCGACAAAGGTGCGCACGTATTGCAGCGCCTCATGGTTGATCGTCATCGCCGCCGCCGAGGTGAGCACCGCCGTAGGGGCAGGATTTATCACGCCCAAACCCGCCGCCGTAAATGGCTGCGTCCCCAGCTCCGCCGCCGCGCCCAGGCTGTCATTGAGCAA